AGATCGATGAGCTGACCACGCGGCTGAAGTACCTGATCAAGGCCTGCAAGGTGGTGGGGGCCTACGACAAGAATTCCACCGCGCTGGGCCGCATCTTCATGGAAGGCATGGAGAACCAGATGCTGCCGGTCGACAACTGGGCGGCCTTTGCCGAGAAGGGCGGCATCAAGGGCCAGATGGACTTCGTCCCGCTGGAGGTGATCGCCAACGTGATCCAGAGCTTGACCCAGCAGCGCGACGTGCTCAAGGGCAACCTCTACGAGGTGCTGGGCATCGGCGACATCATGCGCGGCATGACCAACCCCGACGAGACGCTCGGCGCGCAGCAGCTGAAGGCCCAGTTCGGTGGCAACCGGCTGCAGTTCAAGCAGCAGGCGATCGGCGGCTGGGTGGCGAGCGGCCAGCGCATCCGCGCCCAGGTCATCTGCGACAAGTTCCAGCCGCAGACCATCATCGAGCGCTCCAACATCATGCGATCGCCCGATGCCGCCATGGCGCAGGAGGCGGTGCAGATGCTCAAGGAGGCGGGCACGAGCAAGTTCTACCGCATCACCGTCGAGGCCGAGGCGATGGCCATGGTGGATTGGGCACAAGAGCGTGACAGCAGGACGCAGTTCATGCAGGCGGTCGGCGGCTTCGTCCAGGCGGTCGGCCCGCTGCTGGAGCAGAACAAGTCCGCGGCACCCGCCATTCTGCAGATGATGAAGTGGGGCCTGGGCGGCTTCCGCGTCTCCAAGGAGATCGAGACGGTGCTCGATCAGGCGATCGCGGCGGCGACGCAGGAGATGAACCAGCCCGAGCCGCCGAACATGGAAATGCAGGCCAAGGTCGACAAGGACAAGGCGAGCGCCACCAAGGACAAGAGCCAAGCCGTCAAGAACCTCGCCGAGGCCCACGTCAAGGGTGCAGAAGTTGCCCTGGCGGCCGGCATGGGAGCCAACGCCGGCCCGGGTGGCATGCCGATGCAGCCGCCGCCTCCGGTGGCACCATTGCAACCCGCGCCGATGGGCGGCGCGCCCATGCAATAGACGAAAGGACTTGACAAAATGGCAACCGCTTCCAGGAAGACCCCCGAGCAGGCCGAAGGCAACCACAAGCCCGAGGTCGAGGGCAAGGCCGAGCACAGGCCCGAGCACGGTCGCAAGGGCGAGGAGCAGGCCGAGACGCGGCCGATGGTGCATCGCCCCGAGATGCCGCAGCGCTTCTTCACGGGTGGGGCGACCGCCGACGAGCGCGAGGCCTGGATCCAGGCCAACTGGCAGGGCGAGTACGACGACAGCGAAGTCGACACCCGATGACCATCACGACTGTCTCCACCGTCGCGACCCTGCCCGGCCTGATCATGTGCCCGAGCTGCTCCTCGGCGCTCTTCAAGCTCGACTACATGGCCGCGCACGAGCCGCCGCCCGAGCACCTGCGCATGAAGTGTTTAAACACGCGCTGCCCCGAGCTGGGCAAGGTCAAGCTGGTGCCCGTCAAGCTGGTCGAAGTCGAGGTATGCGATGCCCCAGACCCAGACGCTGATTGACACGCTGCGCCGCGGCGGCACCGAGGCCCTTGGCCACCTGGACGCTACCGGCCAGCTGCTCAAGGGCTTGGCCCTGCAGCCGGTGTCCGGGTTGGCTGGGGCCTCCCAGGGCATCGCCGACCTGCTGCGTGGCAAGGGCCTGGACGAGAGCCTTGCCAGCGCCAACAAGCGCATCGAGCAGGTCCAGGGCTGGGGTGGCGGGCCGCAGACCGAGCGCGGCGGCGAGCTGCTGCAGACCATGGGCCAGACCTTGGAGCCGGTGGTCGAGAAACTGCACGCCCCGGCCGACTGGATCGGCGAGCGCTCGCCGCTGGCGGGTGCCGCAGCCATGGGCTTCACCGAGCTGGCCGACCCGACCAAGCTGGCCGGCAAGGTCAAGACCGCCAGCAGGGCGGCCAAGACGGCCATCGAGACGGCCAAGGCTGCCAAGGGCGGCCTGCGCGGCGACATCGAGGCGGCCATCCCGCGTACGGCGCAGGGCATGGCCCCGCTGGTCGAGGCTGGCGAGGGTGACATTGCCAAGTCGCTGATCGCCGAGAAGGCAACCAAGGGGCCAACCGTGCCCCAGTCCACGGTCGATCAGGCCCTGGTCAACCGGGCCGAGCTGCGCTCGGAGCCCCCGACCCTGCCCAAGCCTGCCGGCGAGATGACACCCGAGGAATGGGCCGCCTTCGGCCAGCGGCACGGCGTGAACATGACGCGCACGCCCAGCCAGTCGCTGGGCATCTCGGACCTGGACACGCGCAAGGAGATCATGGTCCCCGGCGGCCTGGAGGGGAAGTTCACGTTGCCCGACGTCTTCGAGATGAAGGCCAACAACTTCAACCCGAACGCGCTGCCCCAGGACGTCCACAACCAGCTGATGCAGAAGTTCCTGCGCACCTATGACCGGCCCGGCGGCATGGACCCCACGGACCAGTACAACGCCCTGAATTTCGCCCTGCTGTCGCCCAACGCGCCGCTGACGCAGAACGAGTTCCTGGCCATGCGGATGCGCGCCAAGGGGCCCGAGGATCTGGCGCGTATCGGAGCCACGACGTCGGAGGCGGCACGTGCCGGCGAGATGGGCACAGGGGCCGCATCGCGCGGCGGCATGGGAGTCAAGGGCACGGCGGACCTGGGCAACCAGCCCCACCTCGCCCGCATGCTGCAGGAGCACCCCCAGGTGTTCCAGCGCGGCGAGGGCGAGTCCATGCAGGACGTGGCCCGGCGGGTCATGAACCAAGTCCCTGGCCTGGGGCCGAAGACGGCATCCCTGGGCGTGCCCTGGCTGGATCTGGCCAACGCCGACACCAGCGCGGTCGACCTGCACATGATCCGCAACAACATGGACAAGCTCCTGGTCGATCCCGAGCTGGGCCCGGCGTTCAGCGAGCGCCTGGGCAGCTTGACAGGCAAGCCCGGCATGAGCGGCGAGCAGATCACGGCTCTGCGCAAGGCGGACCCGGCTTTCGACAAGGCGTCCGAGGAGGCCGCCATCAGCGTGATTTCCAGCCATCCGAGCGCCAAGTACCGGCTCAAGGGCGGCGAGGTGAACCCGACAGTTCACGAGGCCCTGCAGCCCGGCAAGCTCGGCTTCGAGCCGGCCGAGGCGACCGAGTTCGGGCCCTACTACAACCGCATCGTGGATTACGTCAGCAAGTCCCGCGGCGAGAACCCCGAGCTGCCCCTGTTCCCAGAGCAGTGGCGGCTGTGGGACCGCTATCGCAACCGGGTCGAGCCGCACGAGATGGCGCACCCCGATATCCGCAAGCTGCCGCCGATGTCCTGGGAAGAGATGCAGGCCTCGCTCGGCGAGCACAAGGCCAAGGGCTACACCTCCACGCAGCTGAAAGAGGACTACCCGACCGACTGGCGCAAGCTGGCCTACTTCACGGCACCGCCCGCGGCGGGCTCGGCAGCCCTGATCAACGCCTTGCGAGAGCGTGAAGATGAATCCACAGGAGCACAGTAATGCCCTCCAAGACCCCGACCCAGGCGCGTTTCATGGCGGCGGTGGCGCACGGCTGGACACCCGACAAGGTGAAGGCCCCGCCGAAGGAAGTCGCCAAAGAATTCAACCGTGCAGATACGGGTGGCGCGAAGTTAACGCAGGCCGCCCTCGTAAAGCATCTGCGGAACAAGTGATGCCGACCTACTCCTTCCGCTGCCCGGTCTGCGCCGGCACGCTCGAAGCGTCGATCCCGATCGGCGAGTACCTGCGCCATCCGCCGGCCTTCTTCCACTGCGCCAAGCCGATGGAGCGCTACTTCCCGCCGGTCGGCGGCAAGGCGCTCGACAACGCCCTGGCGGGCGATCGTTCCTACGACGGCCTGCGCGCGCCGGACGGCAGCGATATTTCCTCCAGGTCCAAGCATCGCGAGTACATGCGCCGGACGGGTCTGACGACCGCCGACGACTTCAAGGAGGTCTGGGCGCAGGCCGAACAGAAACGCAACGAGTACCGCACCACGGGGCGCGGCGGTGCGGTTACCCGCGAGGACATCGCCCGGGCACTGGCCCGACTGGACACCTGATGAGCACCGACACCCTGCTGGACAAGTACGAGAAAGTCGGCCAACCCGACGGCGACGCCACCGACACGCTGTCGGCCTCGCCGATCGGCGGCGACACGGTGCCGGCGGCCGCGGATCGGCTGGTCTACTACCCGTTTGGTGGCGGCGTTGCCGCGCCTGCTCCGGGTGACGTTGCCGGCGGTGGGGGTGGCGGGGGCTACGCCTTTCCTGCTCGACAGCTCGTCCTATGCCCGGGCGTTGACGGCTGCCGGCGGCGCGGTGCAGGTACCGAGCGGCAAGTACGGCTCGGCACTGGACAACCGGACGATCGGGGCCAGCGGGGTGTCGACTCCCGATGCGTCGGAGCTGTACTTCGGCACCCTGGCGGTGCCGTTCTGCATCGAGGCCTGGGTCAAGTTCAATGCGGTGGGGACGGGTGTTTTTGTCTCGCAGTGGGCCACGTCGAACATGGCGTGGTGGATGGGCTACTCGGCTTCCAACACTGTCGCTTTCGTCTATTCGGCCAACGGTTCGACGCAAGGCGGCATCGTGGCGCAGCCGTGGACGCCGACGGTCGGGGTCTGGTATCACGTCTGCGCCAACCGTACGGCAGGGAATGTGTGCAACGTTTACGTGGACGGGGTTCGCTTGGCGACGACCCCGACCGGGTTCCAGTTCTTCAACAGCACGGCGGCCCTGATGATCGGCAACGCCGTCTCCGGCCTCAGCGCCTTTAACGGCTACATCGATGAGGTCCGTGTTTCCAAGGTTGACCGCTACGGTGCTGTTGCCAGCTTCACGCCGCCCAGCGCTGCCTTTGTTTCCGACGCCGATACGCTGCTGCTGGCGCACTTCTGACAAGGACAAATTCATGGACCCCGACAACGACCTGCGCGCCGACCTGGAGTCGGCCATCGACAGTGACGTGTCGGATGCGGGCGGTGAGTCCGCCCCGAGCGACCCTGTTTCGGCCCCGCCCGAGTCCACGGGTGAGCCGTCCGCGCCGCGCGAGGCCTCCGACGGCAAGGTGCGCGACTCCCTGGGCCGGTTCGTGCCGAAGGCGCAGACCGGCCAGGAGGCCCCAGGAGGCGCTGGAACGCTTCCAGCCGCCCAATCCACCTCCCAGGCCCCGATCGCGTCTCCTGGGGCCGTCCAGGCCCCTGCGCAGGCCACTGCCGCGCCACCATCCTGGTCACCTACCGCACGGGAGCACTGGGCGTCGACCCCGGCTCCCGTGCAGCAGGAGATCCATCGGCGCGAGGTGGAGATGCAGCGCTTCGCGGCCGACACCCATCAGGCCCGGCAGGTCGCCGAGCGCTTCCAGCAGATGATCCAGCCGCACATGGCGACGATCCAGGCCGAGGGCGTGGACCCGTTCACCGCGGTCGGCAACCTGATGCAGGCCACCACGATCCTGCGCATGGGCACGGTGGCCGAGAAGGCCAACCTGCTCTCGCACCTCGTCAAGACCTACGGCGTGGACATCGGCGCGCTCGACTCGGCCCTGGTCGGCCAGCCGGTGCAGGGCCAGCAGGGCCCCGACGTCTCCCAGGCGGTGCAGCAGGCCCTCGCGCCGCTCTACCAAGCCGCCCAGGCGCGCCAGCAGCGCGTGGCCCAGGAGGCCAGCTCGCAGGCCCTGGGCGAGATGCAGGCCTTCGCGGCCGACCCGCAGCATGAATTCTTCGGCGACCTGCGCCTGACCATGGCCGACATCCTGGAGGTGGCGCAGCGCCAGGGCTACCCGGTGACGCTGGCCGAGGCCTACGACCGCGCGGCGATGCTCCATCCCGAGGTCAGCAAGGTGATAATGGCGCGGCAGCAGGGCGCAAATGCCCGCCAGCTGACGGCAGCCGCCCAACGCGCCCAGGGGCGCGTGCGGTGAGTGTCAAGGGGCGCGGCCCCTGTTGGCAACCCGAACGGTCACGAACCAACCTCGATTCCGGCGAGTCGATCGAGGCGGCCATCGAAAAAGGCCATTCGCGGTACTTTTTGAGGGGGGGGCGTTAGTAGAACCAACCCGGAGAGCAGGTAGAACCTAACCTGCCAAAGGCGGCAATCGCGCGTTCTCTCGGGCGGCCATCGAAGCGATCTCAGGTGAGAAGTCAAAGGTGCGCGCGTGTAAACGCGCTGGGCTCTCCTAACTTTTCCATCTGTGGATGTCCACGAATGGGGCCTTCCCGAACGTCTCCGACGATCCGTACACCACGACGATCCAGTCGCGCACCCGCAAGATCGCGGACAACGTACCAAGAACAACGCGCTCTACATGCGGCCTTGATCAGCGTGGCAACCGCAAGCCCTTCTCTGGCGGCAACGTGATCTACCAGGAGCTGTCGTTCGCGCAGAACACGAACGGCGGCTGGTACTCGGCTACTGACCTGTTGCCCGTGGCTGCAAGTCGACGTCCTGTCGGCGGCCGAGTTCACCATCAAGCAGCTTGCCTGCCCGGTGACGATGTCCGGCCTGGAGGAGATCCAGAACGCCGGCAAGGAGCAGATGATCGACCTGCTGGAGGCCCGCATCACGGTCGCCGAGTCGACGATGGCGAACCTGATGGCCGAGGGTGTCTACGGCAACGGCACCACGTTCGCGGGCAAGTCGCTGACCGGCCTGGGCGCGGCTGTACCGGTCGACCCGACCACCGGCACCTACGGTGGCATCGACGCAACGCATGGCCCTTCTGCAGTCAAGGTGACGACCGCAGGCGCGGCGCTCACCGCGTCGACCATCCAGGCGGCGATGAACGCGATGTGGGCGCGGCTGGTGCGCGGGACCGACCGGCCCGACCTGATCGTGATGGACAACGCCATGTGGGCTCTCTACATGGCGAGCCTCCAGGCGCAGCAGCGGTTTCACGCAGCCCGACGTCGGCAACCTGGGGTTCCCCAGCATCAAGTTCATGGACGCGGATGTCGTCCTGACGCGGCATCGGGGGCTTTGCGACCGGCCAACACCATCTTCTATGCTCACAAACGAAGTACATCTTCCTGCGCCCGCACACGTCGCGCGACATGGTGCCGCTCAACCCGAACAAGCGCCTACGCCGTGAACCAGGACGCCGAGGTGTCCATCCTGGCCTGGCCGGTAACCTGACCTGCTCCGCGGGCGCAGTTCCAGGGCACGCTTATCAGCCCGTGACGGGCTGGGGCCGGGCGGGCGTTTCTCCTTCGCTCCCTCGGACTTTCGCCCGGCCCGCTTTTGTTTACACAGGAGTTGACACATGCCTGCAGGACTCCCCGGCGCGACGCTTCGCGCAGAATTCCAACCCGACCCAGGGCCCGCTGGTCATTTTCGACCTGCCCTCGGCCCGAAGGGCTCGCCCTTCGACAAGGACTCGGCCGGCAACTACTCGACCGGCGGCCTGTCCACCGGCATCGGCTACGGCTCGCCCCCGGTGCTCGACCCGATCAGCAACTCGCTCGTCAGCAACTCGCTGCTGGGCATCCGTGCGGCCGGCTTCGATGACGACGACACGCCCGGCCAGACCAAGCTGGACGGCACCGCGACCACCAACTCGACCTACATGTACATCGGCGGCGGCAGGAGCCTCGCCAACGCCGACCCCACCTCCAACCCGTACACCGCCGGCTACGGGATCGGCGCGGCCGGCAACGGCGCGGCACGCGACGCCGGGGCGGCCCGGCCTTCACGGGCTTTCCGCTCAAGATGGTGACGGCGGCGGCCGGCATCGCCAACGGTGCCGTCGTTGAAACGGGCTTCCAGAACCGTTCCGGCGTGGCCCTGGTGAGTGGGCAGTCGGTGTTCGGCGCGTCCACGACCGCCAGCGCCGCGGTGGCGTGACGCTCTACTCGCGGCGGCGACTCACTCAACAAATCAGGAGAACCCAGATGGCCCTCGATGCACAAGCCGTGCAGGACATGCAGACAGCGCTCCACCGACCGACTGGTCGAAGTTCGACCAGGGCCTCAGCCCGACCGAGTTCGGCCGTGGCCGCTTCGAGCACGACAGCGTGATTCACGTGCGCTTTTTCATGCTGCCGCGCATCGACGTGCGGCATCCACCGAGGCCAACCGGCCGATCTACAAGGACATCCCCTACATCGAGCTGATGATGCCGGGCGACAAGAACAACATCCCGGTCGAGCCGGTCTGGGAGCAGCACAAGCAGCGCTTCCCGGAGCACTGGCAGCAGTTCCTGCGCGGCGAGCAGCAGCAGATCGTCGGCACCCGCCTGACGGCGGCACCCTTCCTGTCCCCCGGGCGCGTGGCCGAGCTGAACTACCTGAAGATCTTCACCATCGAGCAGCTCGCCAACCTCAACGATGCCTCCATGCACTTCATGGGCGCGCACGAGCTGAAGGCCGAGGCCAAGCGCTACCTCGACAAGACCGGCAGCAACGAGGCGTTGCTGGAGCGCATCAAGCGCTGGAGGCTGCCCTGGCCGACAAGCCGCTGACGACCAGCGAGCCGGCCGGCTACGACGAGGGCAAGCCGAAGAAGAACTTCCGCTGAGGTCGAGCCGTGACAACTTACTCGATGACCAACTTCTCGACGCTGCAGACGTTGATCAATACCTGCTGCGCGTTGCTGTCGTTGTCGCAGCCGAGTGATGCGGCGGGCTCCCCCGACCCCAACGTCGTGCTGATGCGTACGGCTGCCAGCCTCGCCTCGCTGGAGATGCTCAACGCCTACGAGTGGCCGACCTGACCAAGCGCGGCTCGATCATGGTGGTGGCCAGTGGCCCGCCGCCGCCGCCGGCGAGTCCAGCGAGCTGGGCTTCCCGCTGCCGGAGGACTTCTTTCGCTTCATCGACCAGACCCAGCAGCCGCTGGCGATCGGCCCGGTCACGCCGCAGGGCTGGATGGTGCATGCCACCTCGGCCACCTCCCGCCTGACGTGGCAGGTCCCGCGAGCGGCAGATCTTCTTCCTCAACCCGCCGCCTGCGCCAGGGCAGGAGTTCAAGTTCATGTACCTGTCGCAGGCACTGGTGCGCGACGCCGACAACCCTGACCTCTTCAAGAACGTCGCCAACAAGAACGGCGACGTGTTCGTGCTCGACGGCATCCTGATGGCGCTCATCACCAAGGTGAAGTGGCTGGAGGCCAAGGGCTTCGACTCGGCCGCCGCACTGCGCGACTTCCTGCTGGCCTCGACTCACGGGTCGGCGCGCAGAAGGGGGCCCATGTCCTCAGCCTCGTGGGTGGTCGGGGGCCCTCCTACCTCGGCCCGGGCAACGTGCCCGAGGGCTCGATCTACGGCATGCGCTGAAAGGATTCACATGATCGTCATCGGACTGCTGATCGCCGCGCTGGTGCTGTTCATCCTGGCCGCGCTCAACTGGCCCAGCACCACCCCGTTCAATCTGGTGGCCGCGGGGCTGGCCTGCTGGGTCGCCTCGCTGCTGGTCTCGCATTTCTGAGGTGACGCCATGGCCGCGTCCATCCTTCGACTGGGTCTTCACCAAGACCCTGGAGATGGTCCCGAACCCGAACACGGGGCAACCCGCCTTCAGCCGCTGGACCTGGATCTGCACCGACGCCCGCGGCAGCTATGTCTGCTCCTCCGGGGCCGGACGACTGCCCGGTCCCAGGCCCTGTCGATGATCCAGGCGCACACGCAATGAGCCTCGTTCCCTACGCCCACCCCCGCCGCACGATCCCGCGCCGGTCGAGCGCCACCCAGACGCACTCGGCCTACGCCTTCAGCGCGCCCTCGCGTGGCATTGACATCAGCCAGCCGCTGCCGGCCGGCAACCCCAACACCGCGATCCGCATGGAGAACATGGTGCCGCGCGTGGCCGGCTGCCAGACCCGGCGCGGCTACCGGCGCTGGGCCTCGAACCTCGACGGCGAGGTGCGCTCGCTGATGAAGTACCAGCCGGCTACAGGTTTAAACAAGCTGTTCGCGGCCACCTCCAGCGGCAGTGTCTACGACGTGACCCTGCAGCAGCCCTCCAGCTTCATCCCGTTGCCGGTGCTCACCGTGCTCGGGGGCCAGCCGCCGGGCGAGTGGACCAGCCTCAACTTCGTCACCTCGGCCGGCGTCCACTACCTCGTGGCGGTCAACCCGGCGGGCGCTACTGGACCTATGACGGCACGACCTGGGCCGAGCACCTGATGGGGCCCGGCACGGGCCAGACGGTCGACGGCGTCAACCCGAAGACTTTCGTCTTCGTCACGGTCTACCGCAACCGGTTGTGGTTCATCGAGCAGAACAGCACCCGGGCGTGGTATCTCGGGACCGGCGTGATCGCCGGCACCGCAAGTCGTTCGACTTCGGCGCGATGCTGCCTTCGGGCGGCAAGCTGGCGGCGCTCATCAACTGGACCTATGACGGTTCGGGCGGGTTCGGCAGCGCCGGCATGGACAACAAGCTGGTGATCGTCGCCACGCAGGGCGACGTGCTGGTCTACGAGGGCGAGCGGAGACGACCCCGCTGTCGTTCAAGGTGGACGGCGCTGGTTCATCGGGCGCGTGCCGGTCGGCAACCGCTTCTTCTCCAACTACCAGTCCGACGTGATCCTGCTCTCCGAGCGGGGCATGTGCTTCATGTCCGAGCTGATGCGCGGCCAGGGCTTTTTCCAGAACCCGCAGATGGCCCAGGCGGTCAACTCGGCGCTGGCCATCGACATCGCCGGCTCGCTCGACGCGCGCTACTGGGAGTGCGCTTCGCGCCGCACGAGCAGCTGATGATCATCAACCGCGCCGAGATCGACGTGCAGAACCTGCAGTGGGTCTACGAGGTGAACAACAAGGCCTTCGCCACGCTGCGCGGCATCCCGATGGTGACGGTCGAGACGTTCGGTGCGCTGACCTTCTGCGGCGACCTGGACGGCCATGTCTGGCAGATCTTCGAGGGCGCGTCGGACGGCGCGGTGGACGACGTGCCGGGGCCGACCTGCAGGCGTCTGCGTGACCGCCTTCCACACGCTCGGCGAGGGCATCCGGGTCAAGCGCTTCCTGATGATCCGCCCGAGCTTCATCTCCGACTCGCCGCCGGCATCCAGGCGGTGCTCAACAGCGAGTGGAACACGGGCGCACCGGCAACGCCCGCCCTACCTCGCGGTGGGCGAGAACTTCTGGACACGGCAAGTGGGACGTGGCGGTCTGGTCCGGGGCCGGGCGCGGCTACGAGTCCTGGCTCGGCGCGACCGGGTCGGGGCGCTACGGTTCGCTCGCGCTGCGCATCCGCGCCGCGCCCGACACCGTCTTTGTCGGCTGGCAGGCGCTGGTCGAGGGAGGCGGCATCCTGTGAGCCTGCATCCGATCACCGGCAAGCTGCTGGAGCTGTGCAACGGCGACGCCCAGGCGGTGCGCTTCATCGAGGACTTCTGGTCCTTCTGCGTCACCTGGGACGACCTGATCGATCGCGACAAGCCGTTCGACAACGAGCGCATCAACAACGCCATGCTGTGGGCCCTGTTCGGCCTGAACGACGACCCGTTCTACCAGCGCTACCCGGCGGTGCTGCGTGCTTCGATCATGCAGTGCATCGCCAGCTGGATGACCGCGAACAAGTTCGAGCACTCCGGCCACGCGACCGCATCGAGCAGGCCTACTTCCTGCGCTGCTCGCCGTTCGACGTCTTCTCCACCGTGGTGCTGCTCGCCTCGGGCTTCCAGAAGCAGCTCGCCGCGGTCGAGTACCTGCATACGTTCGCGGCCGACGACCGGCTGGCCGACTACCTCACCGAGCACGGGGAGAAGTAACCATGGGATGGGGATCATCGCCCAAGCCGCCGCCCGCGCCGACTACAAGGGTGCGGCCGAGGCCACCGCCGTCAGCAACCAGCAGGCCCAGACCACGGCTGACTGGGCCAACCGGCCGACCGTCAACACGCCGTGGGGCCAGGAGTCCTGGTCGTCGCAGGCGGTGATGGACCCGGCGACCGGCAAGATGGTCAACAAGTGGACCCAGACCCAGACCCTGAACCCCGAGCAGCAGGCCGCGCTCGACGCCCAGCAGCAGGTCGAGATGGGTCGCAGCCAGCTCGCGCAGGCCCAGATGGGGCGGGCCGGCGAGGCGCTGGCCACCCCGTTCGACTGGCAGAACCTGCAGGGCTACGGGCAGGTCAATCAGCAGAACATCAACGCCGACCCCTACATGACCAGCGGGGCCGGCGAGGGCGTGACCCGCGGGCTCGACCAGAACATCTTCGGCGACGCCGGGCGGCAGCGCTACGAGCAGATGGCGTTCGACCGCATGGCCCCGCAGCACCAGCAGGCCCAGGCCGGGCTGGAGGGGCAGCTGGCCAACATGGGCCTGACGCGGGGCAGCCAGGATTGGAACCGCGAGATGCAGCGGCTGCAGGACCAGCAGTCGAGGGAGCGCTACGGACGCCTACTCGGCCGGCGGCGCCGAGCAGATGAACCAGTACCAGATGGCGTTGGGCCAGGGCAATTTCCAGAACACCGCCCAGCAGCAGGCCTTCCAGCAGGCGATGGGCCAGAACCAGCAGAACTACGGGCTGATGGCCGGCGCGAACCAGCAGAATTTCGCCAGGGCCTGCAGACCGCCGGCTACCAGAACCAGCTGCGCCAGCAGCAGATCGCCGAGCAGCAGCTGCGCCGGCAGATGCCCTGAACGAGATGAACGCGCTGCTCACCGGCCAGCAGGTCGGCCAGCTGCAGACGCCCGACTTCGCCAAGTCGACCTCGGCGGGCGGGGCCAACTACACGGGCGCGGCGCAGGACCAGTACGGCGCGGCGATGGACGCCTACAACGCCAAGGCGGCCGACAAGCAGTCGATGATGTCCGGCGTGGCCGGCATCGCGGGTGCCGGGCTGATGGTGTTCTGATGAAGCTGCTGCAGTTCTCCGGCGGCCTCGACTCGCTTGCCTGCCTGCTGCTGCTGCAGTACGAGCCGGGTCTGCACGTGCTGACGGTGCAGACCGACGGCGCCCTACCCGGGCGTGGTGCTGTACCTGATGAAGCTGGAGGCGCGTTTCCCGAAGATCCGCTTCCACCGCGTTTACACGCAGCGCGACCTGAAGGCCCACGGCCAGCCGGTCGACGTGGTGCCGCTGCGCTGGACCGAGCTGGGCCAGCTCGCGCGCGGCGGCTCCGACGTGCGCTACCAGGACACCTACTCGTGCTGCCACCGCGCCATCTGGACGCCCCTGGCCGAGGCCAGCAAGCGGCTGGGGGCGACGGTGATCTACCGTGGCCAGCGCAACGAACGACCGCCTGAGGGGCCCCTGCAAGGATGGCGACGTGGTCGACGGCGTGACCTACCGTTTCCCCGTAGCCGGCTGGTCGCGCCTGCACGTGTCCGACTTCGTGAGCCGCCACGCGGCCGAGCTGATGCCGCCCGGCTATGCCGAGGGCGAGCACAGCTCGCGCGACTGCATGGACTGCAGCGCCTACCTGGAAGACAACGAGGCGCGCCTGCGACATCTGCCGCCCGCGATGCTCAAGCGTTATGGAAGCGCTCCTCACGCGCTGGCGTGAGATGTGCTGGAAGAACTGGGCTGAGGAGACAAACATGGCCGACCGTGACGACGTGATGCTGGACTACTGATGGAGATGGGGACCATGAAGCCCCAGGCTGACAAGATCGCCCAGCAGCAGGCGATGGTGCAGGCCTTGCGCCAGAACGCCGCGCCACCGCAGATGCCGCAGACCCGCGGCCGGCTGCAGCCGGCATCGAACCCGCTGGAGATGCTCGGCTCGGTCGCCAACGCCGGGGCCGGGGCCTACGCCCAGCAGCAGGCCACACCATGGGGGACCAGTACAGCGCCGACCGCATGGCCGCCCTCGGCCGGGTGCGCCAGCGCCAGCAGCAGCCGCCGATGGGCGCGGTTGCCGCCGGCCGGCGGCGGCTCGTTCGACAACCCCTACGCCCAGGCTTCGGATCGCCCCAGGCCGGGGGTTGAGGATCGACCATGTTCGATGACGCTGTCTACGGCATCCTGAACGAGCTGGCACCCCCGCCGCCGCCGATGCCCGACCTGTTGCGGGGCAAGCCGCAGGGGCCCCAGGTGCCGCAGGCGCAGCAGCCGCCGCCCATGTTGCCGCAGGCCTACCCGCCCAACCCGTGCCGCAGACGCCCCTGAACCCGCCCCAGCAGCAGGCCATGGCCAGCCGCAGGCCCAGCCACGCCCGGTGCCGCAGGCGACTCCGCCGCAACAGCCGCCCGCCCAGGCGCTGCCCAGGCCGTCGCCGCGGCCGGCGGCGGTAGCGACTGGGGCAGCCGCAGCCTGCGACGTGCAGTCCCGCCTGGAGGCGGCCCAGGCCGACGAGCAGGCAGCGCTGCAGCCGATCGACCGCAGCGCCATGGAGTCGATGTACAAGCAACGCGCCGCGTCCGGCAGCGGCCATCTGTGCGCGCGCTGGCGGCGATCGAGCCGGCAAGGAGTTCCAGCCGATCGCGCAGCACTACCTGAAGGCCAGCGAGGAAGCCGAGGCCCCGATGAAGATGGCCGCGGCACCATGACCAAGGAAGGCTTCATCGAGGATCCGGGCTATGCGCAAGACCTGAAGCTCAAGCGTGCCCAGGCCCGCGTGACCTCGATCGAGAAGGCGCTCGAATTCAACCTCACCGCGCAGCAGCGCGAGGATCTGCAGCGCGAGAAGTTGCGCGCCGAGGCGCAGCTCAAGCAGCAGCACGACGAGACGCTGCGGGCGATCGCCTCCAACCGGCCCAGCAACGAGCCGCTGGTGCAGGTCATCGGTCCCGACGGCAAACGCGATGTACGTGCGCCGCTCCGAGGCCGTCGGCATGCAGCCGCCAGCCAAGGGTGGTGGCAAGGGTGAAGGTGGCACCGAGGGCGAACGCGCCGCGGCCGGCTACCTGGGCCGCATGCAGGCGGTCGAGGGCAAGCTCGACACGCTGGTCGAGACGGGCAAGCCGAGCCTGCTGACCAAGACCTCGGATCCAACAAGTACGGCCGGCTGGTGCGGCCCCTACAATGGAGTCTACCCCGCAGCAGGAGTACCGGCAGGCCCAGGAGGACTGGGTCCGCGCGCCAAGCTGCCAAGGAGTCCGTGCGTCGATCCCGCCCGACGAGATGGAGCACGAGATCGAGACGTACTTCCCGCAGCCCGGCGAGACTAACGTCGGGATCATCGAGGCCAAGCGGCAGTCCCGCGCCCAGGCGGTGGAGCAGTTCAAGACCATGGCCGGGGTCGTCAAGCCGACCATTGCACCGACGCCGACACCAACCCCGCCGGCAGCGGACAAGCCCGCCGCGGGCGCGCCCGTTATCGCCACCAACCCGACGACCGGCGAGAAGATCCAGCTGGTCGGCGGCAAGTGGGTGCCCCTCAAATGACCACGCCCGCCCTGCCCCCTGTTTTGTCCTGCCCGAGGACGCCCCGCCGCTGCCGGAGGGGTTTGTCATCGAGCGGCGCAAGGAGCCCAAGGTCACCAGCAAGACCGAGCGCTTCCTGACCGGCCTCGCCGACCGGTCTACGGGCGGCATCGATCGCCGACAAGTACCTTGTCAACCCGATCCGGCAGGCGGTGTCGCCGGGGGCGTCGTCCATGGAGGATGTGCTCAAGAGCCGCGACGCCGACTACCAAGCACCCGAGGGTGTCGACTGGATGCGCCTGGGCGGCAACGTCGCCAACCCGGTCAACTGGGTTGCGCCCGAGGTGGGTGTTGCCAGGGCGCTGCCCCAGGCGGGTGCGCTCGTCGCGCGCGCCGCAGCCGCGGCGCCGCGGACGACGGCCGTGGTGCGCGGTGCTGCCGGCGGGGCCGTGGGTGGCGCGCTGCAGCCGGCCGGCGAGGGCGAGTCGCAGGGCGAGAACGCGGCCGTGGGCGGGGTCTTCGGCGCGGTCGCGCCGCCCGCGCTCAAGGTGCTGGCCAAGGCCGGGCGCGCCGCCGCAACGTCGGCCAGCGGGTCGCCGCCGCGGTGCCCGGGACCATCGGCGAGCGCGCGGCCGAGGCGGTCGGGACCCGCCGCACCGCCGACCTGCTGGCCCGCGAGCTGCCCGGGGGCGTGCCGGCCGACGTTTACACGCCGACCCGCCCAGGCCTGCAGACACGCAGCGCCGCGGTGGCCACGCAGGACCGGCCGTGGCCGGGCTGGAGCGGGCCAGCCGCACCGCCGCGGGCGAGCACTGGATGCCGTTCGATGAGGCGACCCAGGGGCCCGCTGGAACACGCTGGAGTCCGGCCTGCAGAACCAGGGCAGTGTCGACGCCGCGCTGGCCGCGGCCAACAAGGTCGGCTCCGAGGTGCCCTACGCCAAGGTGGACCCGGGCAAGTTCAAACCAGGAGATGGGCGACTTCTACGCCAACCTCCAGCACGCCAAGACGACGCCCCAGTACCACGGCAACCCGGTGGTGCGCAACGCGGTCGACTACGTCGAGGACACGATGCGCAACGCCGGGCAGGTCACGCCCGAGCTGCTGCATACCATGCGGCGCACCGTCACCAAGGGCCTGACCGGCGCTCCCGGGGCCGGCGAGGCGGTGAGTGCGCGCGGCGTCCTCGGAGCCCTTCATCATCGGGCTGGCCAAGGACATGGACAACGTGCTGGAGAAGTCCTCCGGCGGCGAGTGGAACAAGTGGAAGAGCTGCCTACGCCGACGCGATGGCGACGGCCGAGGGGCCAAGGCCGACGTCAACATCCGCAACAAGTTCGTGGACGAGGCCACCGGCACCATCCGCAAGCCCGGCGTGGGCGGTGCGCTCGACACGCCCCAGGTCACGCCCGCGGCGCTCAAGCAGGCCGTCGTCTCGGCCGGCTCGATGAAGCGCGGGCCCCGCAAGGGCCAGGACATCCTGCGCGACCAGTCCAAGAGCACGCTCAACGAGGTGCTGCGCGACCTGGAGATGCAGGGCATCCTGCAGCGCTCCAAGACCGCCTCGACGGGTGGCAGCGGCAGCGACACCGCCTCGAACCTGTCCCAGGCGGCGCTGATGGAGCTGGTGCTGCCCTCGGGCCTGGGTATCGGCCGCTACGTGCAGGCCGAGAGCAATCGCAAGGCCCAGCAGGCGATGCAGCGCCAGCTCGCGCAGCTGCTGCAAGACCCCGGCAGCTGCGCCAGTTTGTCGCCGCCCAGGCCCAGCAGCGATTGCTGCGCAGCGCCCCGCAGTCCCCTGCCCGGCGGCGGACCGGCCTCGGCGGGGTCGCGGCCCAGCTGATGGGCCCGTAACGAGAAAGTCGAAACCATGCCCCGCAACGTCTCCGGCACCTATACCCTGCCCCTCCGCCCGTGGTGCCCAACACCACGATCGAGAGCGACTGGGCCAACGACACCCTGGCGGACCTCGCCCAGGCCATGACCGACTCGACCGACCGCTACGGGCGCGGCGGCCTGACCGCGCCGCTGCGGCTGGTGGACGGCACCGAGCCGCAGCCGGCCTGGGCCTTCGCCTCCGAGACGGGCACCGGCATGTACAAGGCCGGGGCGGGCAGATCGGCCTGTCGATCATGGGTACGCTGACGGCCGGGTGGGATGCCAACGGCTACACCGGCAAGCTGGCCAACGTCGACATCACCACGCTCGGCACCGTCGGTGGCAACCCAGTGTTCGAGGGCAACCCGATCTTCAACGGCTCGCCGCGTTCCTGGGCTCGCCCACCTTCGGCGGGGGGGTCGACTTCACCTCTGCCGAGCCGATCCGGCTGACCCACGCGACAGCGGCGATTGCATGGCGCAGCCCTACACCGAGAACCCGCCGGGGGTTTATCTTTCGCGACAGGCTGGCAACCGGCTGTTGGTGGGTGCGGGGAGTGCGGTCCAGTTCAGCAACACCACGAAGTCCATGGAGTTCGGCCCGAACGACGCCCTGCGGCCGATGGCCGATGGCGGCCTGAACCTGGGCGACGGCACGCATCGTGTCGGGCTTCTGGGGCAAGTCTGTCGTGGCGATGATCAGGTCGGGGGGGGCAGATCCACGCGATCGGGGCCGTGGGTACCGGCCGTGGCCTGTTCATGAAGTCGGGCACGGCGGGCTTGGCGCGTTGGTTTGTCGGAACGGACGCTGCAAATGAATCAGGCAGCAGCGCCCAGGTCGGATTCACGATTCAACGTTACGGCGATACGGTGACTACCTTGGTCAGGTATTTGCATCAACCGCAACGACGGCTGGGCGACCTTCACTAACAATGTGACGGTTAACGCAATGCAACGATCGTTGGTTCCCTGCTGGCAAATGGTGTCACGTCCAACAGTACGCTGACATTATTCTGGCGGGCTCGAATCGGCGTGGGTGCAGTGAATCAATTCAGTTACGTTGATTTTCACTCCGGCCCCGTGATGAATGATTTCGACGCGCGCATTTCTGGCACAGGTGTTCTGGCGCAACCGCTGCAGGCACCCTGACCTATCAGGCGCGGCTCATACTTTCGCGGGTAACGTATCGACAAACGGCAAATGACTTGCGGATGGGGCTACCAGTGCAAGAACGGCACCTCGGCGGCGCGCTGCCCTACACCTTCAATGTCGCCTACGACGGCAACCTGTACCTCTGGATCGACAGCCCTGAGGTGCAAGCTGACGTGGACCTCCTCCCTCTTCAGTGCCGACGAGCTTGCGGCGGCCAAGCCGCAGGAGATTGACACCTCCTGGTTCAAGGCCCTGCAACCGGAGGTTCTCCCCTCGGCCTCCGACCTGATCCCGGCGGCAAGCTGGCCGGGCGCATCCCGATGACCCCGAGCCCAGCCTGTTGACGGGCCAGATGATCCTGCAGATACAGTCGATCCTCGGTCGCCTGGAAGCGGCCGGCCTGTGAGCGTTTAAACCGGAAAAGGACTTGCAATGGCACCATTCCTTGCTCTCATCACGCCCGTGGGTGGCGACACCCAGCCGCCGCAGCCCCCGCTCGGCATCTGGGGCCCGACCGACCCGCGGCCCAGCAACCCGATCTACTGGCCGGGCTATCCGGGCGGCGGAGGCGGTGGACAACCTCCGGGGATCTGGGGCCCGACCGATCCCAGGCCGACTCCGCCGATCGCCATGCCTCCTGGCGGCCAGCAGCCGCCGCAGCCGACTCATCCCTGGGTGCCGCCAAGCGGCCCCGAGGGCCCGCCCGTGCCGGGCTGGCCGGCGATCCCCGGCTTCCCCAACTTCCCCAGGCCGCCGCAGCCCGGCGTGCCGCCGACCCCGCCTGGGGGCGGCCAAGGTGGCCCGGTCGACCCCGGCTACTCGCCGCCCTGGGCGCAGGTGCCCGGCGGCGGCCAGGGCCCGGGTGGCCCGGTCGACCCCGGCTACTCGCCACCGTGGGCCCAGGTGCCGGTGCCGCCTCCCTCGCCGCCCAACCTGCCCGAGGGTGGTGGCATCCTGATCCCGCTGCCTGAGGGCTCGGAGGGCCCGCCGCCGCCGGAGGGCACGCCGGAAGAGAACGTGGCCTACGTGGTCTGGTTCGGTCCCGGCACGGTGGCCGGGGTGGTCTACCTGCCGCCCGTGGCGACCACCAAGCCGCCGGTCCCCGGGCAGAACCCGCCGGCCTGATCCGAAGGGGGCGTAACTGCCCCCTTTGCTCTATGTTGGTTGGATGAAGTGGGCCGTCGCGCTGTCGGTATTGTTCTGGTTGGCCTTGTACTGCCTGTGGCTTGCACCGTAGTCGAGGGGCCATGCCGGATATACAACGACGAGATCTACTGCTCGCAGGGTGGCAAGGTGAGCATCTTCACGCCGCGCCCGATAGCTGAAACCGTCTACGCGATCAACCCGGTGCCTGACGTCGACCCGCGCATCCTGGTCCCGCCGAGAGAAAGGAATTGACATGTCGTTGCTGAAGGGTAAGCCTGCGCCAGCGCCCGAGCCCATTGCCGGCCCTCCAGGCCCGCCGGGGCCTCCAGGCCCTCCTGGGCCCCCAGGGCCTCCTGGCGAGCCTGCGCCTGCTCCCGCCCCTATCGAGCCGGCCCCTATCCCGCCGCCCCCCTTCCCCTTCGCCCTCGCCCCCTCCTACTGGTGGTGGGGACAGTGCTAACCATCGTTACCTGCGTGCCGGCGGCCCGGGCGGCGACGGCAAGAGCTGGAGCACCGGCATGGAACCAGTGGTCGCAGATCTCGGGCCTGTCGGCCGGCATGACCGTTTTCATAGCTGGTGGCGCTTACGACTCAAGCGCGGCTCAGGCGGTCAGCGGCTCATCCGGGCAGCCCGTGACCTACAAGGCTGCGACCAAGGCCAGCCACGGCACCGCTACCGGGTGGCAGGACGGTTACGCCGTCGATGGCGGTGCCGGAGCGGCAGTGCTGCGTGGTGGCTTCAACGTCGAGTGGGGGTCGCGCCGGTCTTTCATCACCCTCGATGGGCAGGTACGTTCGTCCCTTACCGCAGGGTATGGCTTTCATTGCGTGAAAGGCTACGCGGGCGACCGTGCGGCAGTTTTCGCAGGCGGGCAGGTCGATGATCTGACGATCAGGTTTTGCGAGCTGGGCGACGAGAGCCAGGAGGACTACTGCATCGACGGCATCCAGGGCAAGGGCCACCGGCTGCTGGTGGAGTCCTGCTTCATTCACGACTGCGACAACCGAGGAGACGCGCATGGCGACGGCATCCAGTGGTTTCTTCGGTGACGGTTGTACTTCCGCTATAACCTCTTCCGCCACTGCGGGCAGCATCTTTACACGGGTGATGCGGGTGCGCCGGGATCAACCAATTTCATCGTGGCGTTCAATCAATTTGATAACAAGGATTCCGGAAGCGGTGGAAGCGCAGGTTGGGCTATTAATGCCGGTGGACCTAGCGAATGGAACATGGATATTCAAAACTGGAGAGTATTCAACTAACACCATTTGCTTTACCACCAGCCTGTGGTATCCCATCTATCCCAATGCAGCAATGGCCAACCTGATCCTGAAGAACAACGCCTTCGTGGCCTGTGATTGCTTCGAGGTAGGCAATACCACGAACAGCAACAACGGCTATGACGACTCGTGCAAGGGCGTGCCGGACGAGCCCGGCAAGGTGACGGGCGACCTCGGCTTCAAGAACGAGAGCGGCTACGACTTCCAGCTCACCTCGGGCTCGCCGCTGCGTGCAAGGCCACCAGCACCGACCTGGGCTACACCAGGGACATCCTGGGCAACCCGGTGGGTCGGACATCGGCGCGTTCCAGTACGTGCCCTGAAAAACAAGGGCCCCCGGGGAGGGGGCCCAAACTATGCACGAGTAAGAAGGATTGCAAGAAGGTGAATGACTTGCCCCTCCAAGGGTAGCCGAATCTCAGCCGGCGTCAACCGGGCCCAGCCGCGCTGGCGGTTGTAGGCCTCCTGGTGGTCGATCAGGTCACCTTGATTGCGTGGCCCTGGCGGCGCTTCCTGCGGCCCCTGCTGGTCGCGTGTCGCCGAGGCGCGTTGCAGCTCGCCGACGAGCCGGTTGATCAGGCCGTAGCTGGCCTCGGCGGGTAGCTTGCCCAGGCCCGCGATCAGCAGGTTGGCGTCGCTGTCCACCAGCGTGAGGGTGATGTAGAGCGGCTGCGGGGGGTCTGGTCGTTGATCATTCAATTGCTCCAGGGGACGTCGGACGGAGAAGCGCGGCCGGCACCTTGAAGATCTCGGCGATCTGGCCGGCGCGCAGGATCGGCAGCGGGAAGTTGCGGTCGGCCGCGCACTGGCGCTCCCACTTGTAGACCGACTGCACGGAAACCCCCAGCCGGCGGGCCAGCTCGGCGCGATTGTCATCGATGAGGTATCCGTGGTGCTTGAGCAGCCACAGGAAGGGGTGCATCTTGATGCGGCTGCCGTCGGGCATGGCAAACGGCAGCCTCAGCACGGGCTGGCGTGGGCCCGTTGGCGGCACGTAGGTCGCGGCTTGACCGGGCGCGGCCCGAGCGGCCGACCGACCGGCTGGCGGGCGGCCAGGACGGCCTCGACACGGGACTCGCGGCCGCCCGGGCCTTGGTCAGATCTTGCTTGTTCATTGCTTGCCTTTCAGGCGGTTCAGTATGGCGGCCTGGACGTCGGCTTGTCGATCAGCGCCTTGGCGATGTCCTCGTCAACCTGTCCTGGGCCAATCAAGTAGTGTACCACCACAGGTTTCATTTGGCCCTGCCTGTAGACCCGGGCGTTGAACTGGATATGCTCCTCCAGGTTCCACGTCAGGCCGAACCAGCAGACCGCGTGGCCGCCCGCCTGCAGGTTCAACCCGTGAGCCACCGAGGTGGGGTGCGCCAGCAGCACCGGCAACCTGCCCTCGATTCCCAGTTCCAGACGATCTTGTCAGCCGCCGGCCGGCTGACAACCGCCGCCCAGGTAGGGCACCTCGGTGCCGGCCGGCAGCACCTTGGCCAGGGCGGCGCGGATGGCCGCACCTCGTGCAGGAAGGCCACCGCCACCAGCAGCGGCGTGCCCTGCATCTCTTCCACCAGCTCGGCCAGGGCGTCGACCTTGGCGTCGTGCATGTGGGCCGACTCGCCATCCGCATCGTGAGGCCCAGCCGTTGGTGATCTGGCGCAGCTTCATCACCGCCGCGGCGGCCGTGGCCGCGGTCAGCGACACCTTGGCATCGACCTTGGCGACAAGGTCGTCGGAGATCGCCTTGTAGGCCTTGCGGGCCGGGGGCGGCAGCTCGACCGGGATGCGGTTGTAGCTGATGGCGGGCATCGTCAGGTAGTCCTCGGCCTGCAGGCGCAGCGCGATGTCGCCGATCTTGTCGGCCACGACTCGGTCGGACCCGGGCTTCGGGTGCCAGATCTCCTGCATGCGGCCGCCGGCTACGCGGATGAATTCGGAGTCCATGAAGGCCTTGCGGAAGTACGTGATATAGCGCCCCAGGCGCTGGCCCTGGTCAACGATCTGGACCTGGGCGAACAGGTCTTCGATCGACTGCGGCGCGGGCGTGCCGGTCAGGATGTGGCGGCGGGGAAAGCGCCCATGAAATGCTTCAGCGCCTTGAAGCGCTTGCTTTGGGCGTTCTTGAAGCGAGTGGATTCATCGACCACCAGCATGCCGGGGGTGGTGCCCCACTTGCCAGTAAACCAGTTGCCGATGTAGCCCGAGAGCCAGTCCACATTTTCAGGATTGATCAGGTACACATCGGCTGGTTCCATCATCGCAGCGCGGCGCTGCTCAGGCGTGCCGTGGACGATCGACACCTTGAGGTGCCTGAACTGCTCCCACTGGCCACCTCGCCGGCCACGTCAGGTACATGGGGCGCAGCGGCGCGATCACCAGCATCGACTGCACCTCGCCATGGTGCTGCAGCACGCACAGGCTCGCCAGCGCGATCGCCGTCTTGCCCATGCCGGGATCTAAAGCATCGCCGTGCCGGCGTTGCCCACCATCATCTGGATCGCCTTGTCTGGTAGGGGAGCGGCGCGTAGTTCACTGGGTTGTCCTTGTGTGGTGAAGCCCCAGGTTACATTCAACGCAGCAGCAAGTCAATAGCGTCCCTGAAGTGTTGCGTGCTGGATATCACGGCCACGTCGTGCCCGATCGTCGCCAGCTGGCCGTGGATCATCTTCTGGCGCGGCGAGAGCGTCGCACCGGGCACCTTGAACTCGACCAGCCAGAAGCGCCCGCCCGGCAGCAGGAAGAGCCGGTCGGGGATGCCGGTGACACCGTAGGCGAGCTTGATGGCGTGGCAGCCGCGCTTCCTGGCGTAGGCGCAGCAGGACGCCTCCAGTAGGACTCCCTCATGCCGTGGCCGGCTTGTACAGGACCAGCTTGAAGTCCTGCACCTCGCGCATGCTGGCGTTGACGACCCAGCGCGGCATCTTGGTCGGTGACCCTCGCCGGTCAGGTCGCGACCCTTGCCCAGCAGCCGGTCCATCGTGAGTGCCGGCACTGCCGAGCAGCTTGCCGTTCATGAAGTCCGCGTGGCATAGCTCAGCATGCCCGCGGCCCGATGATGACCTTGACCGGGTGCTGCTCCTCGTCCTGGCGGCGTTGCAGGCTCTCCTCGATCAGCTCGGCCACCGGGCTGACCACCTCGAAGTCGCCAACATGCTCGTCGCGCATCTCCTCCTCGGCCTCGGTCAGCCACCACTGCTCGCCCTTCAGCCAGTCCGCATGGACCTGGGCCCACAACTGCTGCACGTCCACCGCGTGGTCGACGTCGATCTTGCCGTCCACCTCGATCGGCAGGAAACGTCCGTTGCCGGTCGGGTCGCTGAGGAATTTCGGGTCGTTGACGGTGCCGCAGAAGGAGGCGCAGCGCGGCCGGCGCAGCCAGCCCTGCGCATAGGGCAGTCGGTACTCGTCCGTCTCGTTGGTGATGAAGGCCTTCAGCGCGGAGATCTCGGCCTTCTTGAAGGTGGCATCGATCTCGCCCAGCTCCACGATCACGCCCTGCAGGGCCTCGTGGATGGAGTCGCGTGAGTTGAGGTTCAGGTGCTTGCCGATCGAGGCGAAGTCCGGCGCGAGTGACGAGAACCAGCGTGTCTTGCCGATCCGCTGCTTGCCGACCAGCACCAGCACCATGCCCTTCTGCGACTTGCGCCGGCCGGCATCCCAGCCACAACAGGCCTCCACGCCCTGCAGCAGCCAGCGGCGCAGGTACGTCCTGAACAGCACCGGGGTCGGTGTCGGCACCGACCTGCACAGGTCGTCCAGGCGGTCCTGGCCGTCCCAGGGCTTGGACAGGATCCAGTCCTGCATGGGGTGCCAGAAGTGGGAGTTGGCGATGCGCGCCAGGGCGTCGGCCAGCTCCTTCTTGTTCTTCATGCGCCCGCGGCCGAACACGTCCTCCAGGCTGCCGTGGACCATGTCCGAGATCTCGTAGTCGGCCCGGTGGCCGAAGCGCTCCAGCTCGATGCGCCCGGCAGGATGTAGCTGGTGCCCGCGGTCATCAGGTTGAGCCGGGGCGCACCTCCAGCATCTGCAGGCCCGACTCGACGTTCTCGGCGCTGGTCGGCTGGATCGCCTTGGTCTTGCCGTCGGCGGTGTTCTCCAGGTTGGCCAGCTTGCCGATGTCGATCAGGCCGATCGCCTGCCGCAGGGTGATGAAGTTGTAGGGGTCGGGGTGAGCTGGCCTGGGCAGCAGCAGGGGCGGCTTGGCCCGGGGCGGCCGGGCCTCGAAGGCCCGCGGCGGCGGCGGTGGTGATGGTGCTGCCTTGCGGGCCGCCATCACCTCGATGATCTCGCACAGGACGAGGCGTGTTTCCTCGCTGATCACGTAGCCGCCGCGCCGGTTGACCGGGCCACCCTGGGCCTCGACCCAGTCGAAGAAGCGCTGCGTGTAGAGTGGCCGGTTGGCCCCCTGGCCGTGGCCGTGCTCGCAGTAGACGATACCGATGCCGGTGTCACTGTCACCGCGCTGCAGGTACTTGGCCTCGGTGCGCGGGTCAGCCGTGTGCTCCTCGGCGAACGGGCAGGCGATCGGCCACCAGCCGGCGGCGTTGCGCTTGCCGACCACGTGGCCGTTGGCCGCCAGCCAGTCGAACACCGGGTCGTCCTCGCCCATGGCCGGCGGCATCTCGGGACGCTCGCGCGGCTTGACCACCTTGCCCGGCTTGACCTTGAGCGCCTCGGCCAGTTCCTGCAGCGTGTAAACGGTGTTCTTGTCGAAGGAGTGCAGCACCGCGGCGAAGTTGTCGCGGTCCTTCTTGTTGTTGATGGAGCCCGGCAGGCGAAACAGCCGGCAGGCCGGGCTTGCGCCCTTGTCCTGCAGGCCGGCGGCGATGAGCCCGGCATTCAGGGCGTCGGCCGCGGGGATGTCCGCGGTCCATTCCCGCAGCATGTAGCCGAGCTGGAAGTTGCCGGGCGATGTCTCCAGCACCCAGGTCGGCTCGGCCAGGATGCGCGAGCGCTCGACCTTGCTGCCGACGTCATCGACAACGATTGCTCGCACGGCGTGGGTGTCCTCGGCCTGCCGGCGGCGGGGCTTGTCGGAGGCTCCGGTGTAGAAGTACCACGGTCCGGGCGGCAGGGGCTTGCCGTCCCAGGTCCAGGACGGAAAACCCCGGCCCTCGACCTTCAGGCTGACAATGAAGTGGTGCCCGGCCGGACAACCCTCGGACAGGGTGTTGAGGAACTGGTACTGGTCCGTGCTAGAGTAGTCACCGCCGGGGGCTTGCATAAAGTCGATCCTCTGGTGCCGTGTGGTAGCGGCGGATTAGGAAGCTAGACGCCCCGGGTTACAGCCCGGGGCTTTTTTATGCGCCTACTTCCCGTAGCGCTGGGCGGTTTTCACTTGAGCATCAAGCGGAAAACCAACCAGCCATTTTGGCACTCGGCACATCTCGTTGGCGAGCAGCTTCTCGGCACGAGGGGCATCCCTGGCCGAGGCCTCCAGCAGGATCTCATCGTGCGTATGGCCGATGAGGAAGGCGTCCAGCTTGGCACCCGCCAGGGCCGCCTCGACCCGCCTCAGGCAATCGCGCAGCAGTGCCGCACAAATGGCCTGGGTGACGTTCTCGGCCAGCAGGCCGTGCCAGACCCGCTCGGAACGGTAGTGTGCCGCGCCGGCCTTCAGGAACTTGGTGCCGTCCTCGGGCATGTTCGACGCCCTGAGTTGCACCATGCGGACATCCTTGTGCCCGGGGCCGGTTTGCACCAGGGCCCGGCGGCGCTCCTGCAGGCGGGGCAGCCACCCCATCGGCCAGCGCTTGTCGTCCTTGCCGGCCGGGCCCAGCAGCCGCAGCGTCTCGTTGCCCGGGTAGAACAGCTGGGTGCCGTCGGGCAGCGTGCAGACCACGGTGCAGCAGTAGTAGTCGTCCTCGACAGGGGTGTAGGTGATGCCGCTGAATGACTGTGGGCAACCCCCGTCCGTGGCCCCGTCATAGGCCTCCTTCAGGCCGTAGCTGAAGCGTGCGGCCCAGGTGTTGGCCTCGCGCCAGCGGCAGACCACGTCGAGCGCCTCGCCGTCGGTGAAACCGATGCCGTAGTTGCGGGCCATCGCCTTGAGCGCTCCCACCGCACCGCCGAACTGCAGCGACAGCTCGGCCACCTTGCCGACCTGCCGCTGCTTGTCCGTCACCGCGGCGTAAGGCACGCCGAAGATCTGCTCCGCGTTTACACGGTACACGTCGATATCCTTGCGGTACAGGTCCAGCTTCCACTGGCAGCCGGCCAGCCAGGGCATGCCGCGGGCTTCCACGGCCGACCAGTCGCCCCAGACCAGCCGGCGGCCCTCAGGAGCCTTGATGGCGGGCCGCAGCAGGCTCGCCAGGACGTGCATGACCTTGCCCTTCACCCGGCGCTCCAGCACCGCCTGGACCGCTCCAGGCACGTCCTCGGGCACCTCGCGCGGGAAGTTGTGGGCCTGCACGCCGCGGCTGCTGTAGCGCTTGGTCTGCACCGCACCGAAGGCGAGGTAGGAACCCTGCGCGCGGCCGCCGTCGGAGGCCCGCGCGGCCATGGTGGCGTACTTGACCACCGAGGACTTGCTGGCATCATCCACGTGGCTGACCAGCTCGACCGCATCCGGGTACTCGGCCGACTCGCTGGCCAGCAGGAACTCGCCCCGGGCCCGCTTGTCGGTCGACACCTTGACCACTGCCTCGCCGTTCTTCTCGTAGCGCTGCTCGAAGAAGCGCAGGAAGGCCTCCTCGCCCATCGCCTCGCGCAGCCATGCCTTGACACGGGCATGCTGGCTGGCCGAGGTCACCATGCCGCCGGACGTGTATGACAGCAGCGCGTCCAGCTCTTCGCGTTCCTCCTTGCCATAGACCTGCGCGGCCTGGGCCAGCGCCACGTCGATCGGCAGGCCGCGGTCGTTGATACGCTCGCACAGGTAGAAGTCGGCCAGCTCATCGTCGCTCATCGGCGTGTCGGCGAGGTAGCGCTGCAGCTGGATTTCGGAGACGACGTCGTCCTGGCAGTACGACACCAGCTTGACGTACTCGGCCGGGTCGCCCGCCCAGCCGCCGTCGGGCAGTGGCCGGCACCACTTCATCATGACCCGGTAGCCTTCACGCTTGTGGGCGAGCTGCACCTCCTCGCCGATGAACTCCAGCGCCACCTCCAGCTTGCCGGGCAGGCCCGAGCAGCGGGCCCAGGCCGCGGTGCAGTGGAAGCGCTCCAGGGGCAAGTCGAAGCCGGCGCAGTGCCTGAGGATCAGCCGCTCGAATTGGCTGTTCCAGGCGTGGATCTCGCACCTGGGGTTGTCGAGCGCGGCGGCGAGGTCGGCCGGCATCTCCTCGCCGGCCCACTTCTGCCACGCCATCACGTCGCCGTCATCGATCGAGTAGGCGGCGCACAGGACGGTGGTGCTCTCATGCTTGGCGTAGACATAGGCCCCGGCCAGCTTCAGGTCCACCGTGCTGCGCGTCTCGAAGTCGAGCGACAGCTTCATGCCTTCTTGCTGGCGGCCTTGGCAGGGACTTTCTTCGGTGCCGCCTTGACCACCTTGGGCGGGGCGACCGGCTCGGGTTCGGGCTCCGGCTCGGTGGTGGGCAGGTCGTCCACCCAGGCCTTCACGTCGAACACGGGGATGAAAATCCGCCCGTACTTCTTGTGCCGGTACGAGTCGCTCGACAGGCTGACCACGGGAACGAAGCGCTTGGGATCCTTGCGGTACTGCTGCCTGACCAGCTCGGCCAGCTTGGCGACGGCGTTGAGGCCGCCGACGCTGGTGGTGCTGTATGACAGGCCCTCGCCATTGACCACCAGCAGCAGCCCCAGCATCTCGTCCCACGAGCGGCCGTTGGGCGGCAGCGTGGCCGGCCGGGCCGGAGCGGGGCCGAACATGGAGGCCACCTCGTTGCCGAGCATCTCGGGCTGCACGCCGGGGATGTTGGTGTCGGCCCAGCACTGCCAGCCGCGGGCAAAGCTGGTCGGGTCGATGTAGACCCGGTCGTCTGTGGTCACCGGGATTTCGTCGGGGCCGTAGTTCCAGGCGCCAGTTTTATCCATGCGCAGGAAGCTGGTGCGGGTGCTGCCGCCGCTGCTGGCAATGTCTGCCAGGGCGACGTCGAAACTGCCCGGGTCGAACGTGGTCAGGTCCATTCGTGTAGTCATCTCATCTCCGATATTTCAACAGTTCAATATTCGCCATCAGCTTTTCCATGCGGTCAGCGTCAGATGGCGGGGCCATTGGCAGGGGCGGCGCGATGGCCGCCTTTACCAGATTGCTTCCCGAGGATACCGCGACGATGTGCTCGCGCAACTCCTCGGGCAGGGGACTGTGAACCCGCTCGGCCATGGCCGGGCTCAAAAGTTTGTCTTGAAAAATGCGGATCTTGCGGCGCCGCGCGATCTTCAGAACTTCCTCTTCGCTGTCCCATGAACGAGTGGCACGCTTAGGCTTCAGAGCCCAACCAGGAACGTCGATCCCGTTGGACGCTGTCAGGTGGGCGAACTCGCGCAGGGCGTTCAGCCACTGCTCCAACAGCTCGGCCCGGTCAAGCCAGTAAGCGAGTTGATCAGGCATCAGCTCGGCCACAACGACCGGCAGCGAGCCAAGCACGAGGCCGCGCAGCTTCGGGCAGACCGGCCGCGCCTTGCAGAAGCGGCACCAGCTGCCCGGCTGCAGGTCGGTGGAGCCGTCCACTGCTGCCTTGATCGCGGCCTGGGCCTCGCGGCCCCACTCCAGCACCCGCTCGACGGGGCAGTCCCAGCTCTTGACCGGCTCGTCCTCACAAGCCGGCTGCACAACTGTCAACTTCACGCGCTCGGGATAGGGCCGATCGTCGCCCAGCATCGCCAGCCACGCATAGCACATCAGCTGGTCGTTCTCTTCAGGACTGACCAGGATGCCGAAACCAGCCTTCAAGTCGACCACTTCCATCCACGGGCCGGTGCGGCAGATGAAGTCCGGGGTGCCAAACAGCAGCACGTTGTAGGCCAGCGGCTGCTCGATGTGCCAGTCGTCGGCCTCGGCCATCAGGCCCTGCACGTACTTCAGGTAGGGCTTGAGGAACAAGTAGTCCGGACTCGACTTGGCCATGACACCCGAGGGTTCCTTGACCGTCAGGTAGCTGGCGGCCAGGGCGTGTAAACGGGTGCCCTCGCGGCTGTACTCGGTGTCTTCGCGGTCGGGCAGTTGAAGAGCCAAACCAAACGAGCCGCGGCAGTTCAGCCAGCGCGCGGCTGAACTGGGTGCAAAAGGTGCATGTTGTCCCATGGTGGTAGTCCTTTCAAATTGATGCCTGGGTCATCATGACCCAGGGCTTTCCGTGCCTGCCTTGCGTTGCCTTGCTCCGCCTATCCTTGCCTTGCCTTGCCCGGCCTGCCTTGCCCGGCCTGCCTCGCCCAGCCTGCCTTGCAGTGCCTTGCGGCGCCTAGCCCCGCCTTTCCAGACCTGACCTCGCCTTGCCTGCCTTGCGGTGCTTTGCCGGTCTGCGCCAAACCTCACCTTGCCCCGCCGCGCCTCGCCTGCCTTGCAGTGCCACGCCTTGCCGTACACCGCCACGCCTCGCCTCGCCATGCCACGCCTGCCTTGCGGTGCCATGCCCCGCTCGACCGCGCCTCGTCTCACCTTGCCCCGCCGTGCCTTGCCTGACCTGCCTCGCGGTGCCGGGCCATGCCGGGCCCAGCCCCGCCAAGACGCGCCAGTCCTAGCCCAGCCTGCCTTGCGGCGCCTGTCCCGACCTTGCCAAGCCATGCCAAGCCACGCCTCGCCTGCCTTGCAGTGCCTGTCCTAGCCTCGCCCGGCCGGGCCGAGCCAAGCCTCGCCTAGCCTGCCTTGCATTGCCCATCCAATCCTGGCCTGACCATGCCTCGCCATGCCCCGCCTGACCGGCCTTGCAGTGCCTGTCCAGACCCAACCCGGCCAAGCCACTCCAGGCCTAGCCTCGCCTGCCTTGCAGTGCCCCTCCGTGCCGCCCCCGGCCTCACCATTCCGCGCCTCGCCATGCCTGCCTTGCAGTGCCGTGCCGGGCCTTGCCTCTCCTGGCCCCGCCCCGCCACTCCTTGCCTGCCGTGCGTTGACATGCCTAGCCGGGCCAATCCCGGCCATACCTCGCCTCGCCTGCCGTGCCAGACCGGGCCAGTCCGCTCCAGTCCTAGCCCTGCCCTGCCTGCCTCGCATTGCCTTGCGGTGCCCCACCTTGCCAAGCCATGCCGCGCCGGGCCTCACCTAGCCTGCCTTGCGATGCCAAGTCACGCCGTGCCTTGCCCTACCGCGCCATGCCTCGCCGTGCCTGCCTTGCGGTGCCAAGCCTGTCCGCGCTATGCCACAACGCACCGCACCGTGCCATGCCGCGCCTGCCTTGCGGTGCCAAGCCATTCCAGTCCTAGCCCAGCCATGCCGAGCCTTGCCGCGCCTGCCTCAGTGCTGCAGCTGGCCTATCGCGTGCTCGGCCGCCGTCAACGCCTGCAGCGCGAACGAGATCCGGGCCAGCCGCTCGGGCTCGGCTCCTTGCGCGCGGGCCAGCCGCTCCAGGTCGCGCAGGCCGCTTTGTGCCTGCTGGATATTGCGCTGCAGCCGGGCGGCGGCGTCAGCGAACAGGTCGGCATCCTGGACCACCTCGATCGCCGGCTGGTAGGTCGGCTGCTCCTCCTCCGGGCTGCGGGTCAGCACGTACTGCCTGTGTTCCCGGACGTCGGGGGCCTCCTGGATGATCACGGCGCGTATCAGGGAACCCGCCTGATGGCGGCGGTGCTTCTCGGCTGCACTGAAGTCGTCCCAGTCGAAGATCGCGTGCAGCGGCGCCGCCTCGGGCCGGGCCTCGTCCACCACGATGGCGGAAGTGGCCTTGCCGTGCACCTGACGGATGCGCACCAGTTCCTCTCCTGCCACCTTGGCAGGGATCGAGTAGCGCGCGCTATCGGCATAGCTGTACTTCGGCCACTCGGCCTCAACCTTCTTCTTGCGTGGCATGTGCCCTCCTCAGGTGATGTTGAAGTGCTTGCGGACCGCGGCTTCCTCGCTGGCCGGCACCAGTGCGAAGGTGCCCCAGCCGCAGCCGGCGGACGACTTGCTGTCGGGCCGCCCGGCGCCGATGCCGACCTGACCGCCGACCCGCGCCAGCAGGTTCAGGATGTCCGGCAGCTTGAACTGGTCCTGGTCGAAGCGCACGCGCAGTACGCAGGCCCAGTCGCGGTACTGCGGCCGGCTGCGCACGTCGGCCACGCCGGTCGCGTTGCGGGTATGCGCGGTAAAAACGCGCGATTCGCCGAAGATGCGCACGAGCGGCAGGCCGTCGAAGGTGTCGTGGCCGTCGGCGACGATGAACACCGAGAGCTTGGCCAGGGTCATTTTGAAAGCGACCAGCCGGCAGGCGCTGATCATGCCGGCCCGGAAGGCAGCGGCGTTGATGCCTTCCCAGTTGCCGTCCTCGCTGCGGTAGCGCGCGGCCTCGGCTTCGACCTCGTAGTCGCGTGCCGTGCGCTCCTTGCGGTTGCGGGCGGTGGTGCCCTCCTGCATCTTGAGCATCAGCTCGGCCTTTTTAGCGAAGCGCTCGATCACCAGCGGCGCAGTGCCGCGGATCAGGAAGTCGACGGTGCCGATGCTCGGCGGGGAGATGACGACGGCATCAGCCGCGGGTGCGACCAGCCCGGCGGATGCCGCGGTCTTTGTCTTGGTGGTAGCCACAGAATTTTCCTTGTGTGTGTGCCTGGGGTTTCAGTCGCTGTAGCAGGTGAAGTCGCCGTTGTACGAGCGATAGCAGCGGGTGGTGCCGGCCTGGGCGACGCCGATGGCGGCCAGGACGAGGAGGGCAATGACAAACTTCTTCATGGTTTCACTTTCAGTGGTAGGTGGGGCCTCCGGCCCCGGTTAGGGAATCAGTCAGGGCAGCAGCGCGAACACGTAGTCCGGCTCCAGCCCGATGTCATACAGCAGCTCTTCGGGGTCTTCGCCCTCCAGCACGCGCTTGCGCATGCTCTCCAGTTCGCGGCGGGCCTCGGTGTCGTCCAGGCCCTCGCGCCGCACCAGCTGGGCCAGGATCGCCTTCTCGTCGTAACTCATGCTCATTTCCTTTTCGTTTCGTCTTCAGAGGTTTGATTCTAACCCAGGGTTTCATGCCTGGGGTGTGACTTATTTCATGAACCTGCCACTTCCACGCCTTCCCAGGCATGGCAGGCCGGGCAGGACATGTTGCCCTCGACCATGTCGATCACGGACTGCGTGAGCCTCCAGATCGCGCCGCAGCTGCCGCAGGCGCACTTCAACATACGTGCCTTCTGGGGCTTCACGGGCGACATCGACTTGTCGAGCGTGGAGTGCGGAAACTCGCCGAAGCGGGCCACCACGCGGGCCGTCCAGGCCTGCGCCAGCTCAGCCGGCGGCTGCATCTGGGTCGGCTTGCCGGTCAAGCCCATCTGCCGGGCGATCGCCACCCAGCCGGTCTTGTGGCCGTTCACGCAGTCGTCCACGGCATGGGCCAGCTCGTGCGCCAGGATGGCCACCACGGTCACGCTGTCGGCGATACGCGGGGAGATAAAAACCTCGTTGATGCCGGCCTGCGAAGCCGCACGCGACCAGCACTCGCCGATCCTGCGGACGGGCGAGCCGCCGCCGGGCCACGAGCAGCTCACCTTGACGGGCGGCACGTCCACGCCCTGCTGGCTGACGGCCGAGCGGATCACCTGGACCGCCCCTTCGAGCCACGCTTCACGGGTTACCTGCCTGCTCATCTCTTTGCTCCTGGCTGTTTAAACGATGAAGAGATGATAACCCAGGGTTTCATTCTTGTCTGTGTGGTTTCGCACACTAGTGCCCCGGGCTTGAAGGGGACACGCCCGAGCTGTCGGTGACGAAGGGCATGTCCTCGACCGCCCAGTGGGCGAACTCGGCCGCCTTGGAGGCGTCCACGTCGGTGGAGATGTGGACCTTGCCGGTGTTGTTCTCGGCCAGGATGACCATGAAGACGGCGTCGACGCCGATCAGCTCGACGCCGCGCGCGATCAGGATGGCGGCGGCCTCGGCGAGGGCCTGCATCTTCTCGTAGTGCATCTTCTCTTCAGTCGTGGGCATGGGATCTCCAGGAGGGGTCGGGAAGGGCCCTGGCGGGCCCGTGGTGGCACGATCAGAATTTCCCAGCACAAGTGGGGCCGATGCCGCGCTCGATCGATTCTGGGTCGGTCAGGTCACGCGAGCAAACCGAGCAGCGACCGCTCAACTTGCCATGCAGGGCCGCGGCGGCCTCGGGGTCGGCCTCGATCAGCAGCAAGGCGTCGAGCACGGCCTGCATGTCGATGCCGGGCCGGCCGTAGATGGACAGCACGCCACCCTCGATCTTGCCGACCACGCGCTCGGCGGCCTCGTGCTTCACCCAGCAAAGTGACGCTTGATTTTTACGAGTGACGGTGAGCTTGCCGATGGTCAGCTTGGACAGGCGCTGCATCAGGTCAAAGAGCCGCGGCAGGCGCGTCTCGGGGTCACGAGCCGGGGCGGCCTTGTGCAGTTGCTCGATACGCTCATACGTAGCCGGCAGCGCCTTGCGGGGCTTGGACCACTCGATCAGCTGGACCGCGTACTGGCGCTGGCGGTCGCTCGCGAAGGAGCCGAACTGCTCCAGCTTGGTCGCGATGTCGTGGCAGGTCGCGGCCTTGCCGTTGGCGAAGTCGTCGCGGCGCGCTGCCCAGCGGGTGGCAGCTTCGCGCAACTCGACGGCGCAGTGCATCGCCTGGGCCACGTCGGCCGGCTGGGCCTGGGCGGCCTCGTGGCGGGCGAAGGGGGTGAAGCTGGCGGGGTTGAAGCTGGTCATGGTCTGCTCTCGTTTCGGTTGGTATGCTGCAATTATAGCCCGGGGTTTCAAGCCCCGGGCGTGACGTTTACACGCTTTTGAGCTGCTGCGTGTGGACGTGGTGCAGGGTGGAGAGGTCAGCCTGCGTGCGGGCCAGGATGCGCAGGATCTCGCGCTTGGCGTAGCCATCCTCCATGCAGGAGGCCAGCTGCTCGATGTCGCCCAGGGCCTCGCCGCGCACGACCGCCTTGGCGGCGTTGTAGGAGAGCTTCAGGGCGACGACGTCGGGGGTGGTCATCTGCTTGTAGGCGGCGATGTTGCTGGTGTTCATGTCTGGCTTCCGGTTTCGTGTTGCGATGAAGAGATTATGAAGCCTCAGGCTACAACGTCAAGTGATTACTGCACGTTTTCGTCGTCGTCGTCGTCGTCGTCCTTGGGCAGGGCGCGGATCAGGATCTCCAGGCCGGCAGCGGCGGCGATCACCGCCACGGCCAGGATCAGCAGGAGGGTGACCGGCCAGGGCACGGCTTACTCCTCCACCCCGTCGAGCTGGGCCAGGGCGTCGGCCTCGTCCAGGCCGGCGAGCGGCTTGGCCAGGGCAATGGCCGCGGTGCGGTTCCAGCGGGTCTGGACGAGGCACTCGGCGGCGACGGCGTCGGAGACGCCGGCCACGTCGCCCACCTGGAGCATCAGGTCGTAGCGGCGGGCGACGGGGAGGAGGAGGAGTTGCATGGTGGTTTTCCTTGGGGAGGGGCCGCAGCCCCGGGGGTTGTGGTGCTCAGGCGGTCAGCTTGCAGACGTCCTCGGGGTAGCCCCAGGACAGCTGCTCGATGGTGTCGACCGCGGCCTTGCCGCCGGCTGCACGGTAGGCGGCCAGGGCGGATTTTTCGCTGCCGGCGGTGACGAAGGCGACGACCTTGGCGTTGGACCAGATCTTGTAGAGGTTGCGGAAGGCGTTGAGCATTTGCGGCTTTCAGGTGTCGGTTGGTATGAGTGAATTATGCAGCCTGGGGCTTCACTTGCATAGTGCAATTTCGCACATTCCTGCCTGTTTAAACGCTCAAGCAGGGGGCCGCGACACCCCCCCACCCCACGCCGCAGCGCCCACAACCTGCCCACAGCCTTGTGCAGGGAAGGCTGTGGACCCCTCTTTCATAGGGGCGTCCACAGGGTCCACAGCCATCCACAACCCTATTACTACTAAAAGGAAGTCTTTTTAGGCTAGTGCTCTCGCGCGCGCGCGCGTGTACGCGCGCGGCGTACGCGCGCGCGCGCGCGAGAAAAAAGCCGCCCCGCCTACGTAAAAAAGGCTGTGGATGGCTGGGTACCCTGTGGACCTGTGGACCCCCGCGGCGGCCGGCGATTGACCCCGCGGCCGGCGCATGTATGCTGGCCGGCTGGGCCTGTCGCCGGCATGGGACTACATTCCGGGCATGCAATTTGCGCCAAATGCACCAAACGAGTGCGCTGACCGCACAGGTGAACAGCTGGCGCTGTTCCCCAGTAAAGAAGTTGACTCTGTTAAGCCCAAGCGGCGGCCCCCCGCGGCCGGCATGGGCAGGCCCAAGGGCTCGACCAACAAGGCAACCCGCAGCTTCCGCGAGACGATCGAGCGGCTGCTGCATGACAACCGCGACAACGTCGCTGTCTGGCTGCGGCAGATTGCCGAGGGCATCCCGCCCGTGATCGATCCGGCCACCGGCAAGGTGCTGGTGACCGGTCGCCCTGGCGATCCTGTGGCGGCCATGACACGCCTGGGCTACCTCGCCGAGTTCGCCGCCCCGCGCCTCTCCCGCGTTGAGCAGGTCGGCGAGGGTGGCGGGCCGCTCACCATCGTCGTGCGCAAGGAAGCCTGATGGACCTCGCGACTCATCCGCTCTACCACGATGAGCAGTTGGTGGCTGCCGAGACAGCCAAGCACGTGCGTGCCGGCCGCACCGTCTTCCAGGTCTGGCAGGCTGCCGGCAACGAGCGCGACCACTCCCTCGTCGTGCTCGAAGCGCTCGACCTGCCCCTGCGCGCCCGGGTGCTCTCGCTCGGCTGCGGCGTGGGCGGCATGGAGCGCTACTGGCAGGCCGCACGGCCCGACCTGCGCTTCACCCTGGCCAACCAGTCCGAGAGCCAGCTGCAGGCCTGCCTGTGCCCTGGCAGGCGTGTCCGCATGGACGCCGAGGACCAGGGGCTGCCCGCGGGCGGCGACTACCACTGCGTGCTGGTGGCCTACCTGCTGGGCCACGTCAGCCCCGAGCGCGTGCTGCTCAACGCGGTGCGGGCGTGTAAACGCGGCGGGCTGGTGGTGGTGCTCGACGTGTTCGACGCCAGCGAGGACTTCGCCGAGGGCATGGGCTACGACGCCCCGACCTGCGACCTGATGCGCCTGGGCGGCTTCGAGGAGGTCGGGCAGTGCTGGTCGCTGGCCGACTTCGGCGAGGAGGCGCTGCCCGGCTGGATCCACGAGGCCGACCCACGCATGTGGGTGCGCCATGTCTAGGCTGTGGCGCCTCACGGGCGGCAGGCCCATGGTCTGGCTGGGCGCACTCGCCCGCGGCGACGGCACCGTGGTCACCTACTGGATCGACCGGCTGGGGCGGCGCTGGATGGCCCGCTCGGCCTGGGCGAAGGACAGGGTGCGGCTCGATGGCTGAGCTGGTCATCCCCAACGGCTTCACCCCGCGCGAGCCGCAGCGCGAGCTGATGCGCTACTTCGACCGCGGCGGCCTGCGTGCGGCGGCCTGCTGGCCCAGGCGCTACGGCAAGGACCTGACCATGGTCCACCAGACGGTGAAGGCCATGTTTGAGCGGCCGGGGATGTACTTCCACATGCTGCCCAATCACAAGCAGGCCAGGAAGGTCATCTGGGACGGCTTCGACAACACCGGCCAGAAGTCGCTCGACGTGGCGATGCCCAAGCAGATCCGCGAGCAGACCAATCAGACGGAGATGAAGATCACGCTGCGCAACGGCGCGATCTGGCAGCTGGTCGGCTCGGATTACTACGACTCGCTGGTGGGGGCCAACCCGTTCGGCATCGTGATGTCCGAGGCGGCGCTGTCCGATCCACGGGCCTGGAGCATCTTTCGCCCGATCCTGGCCGGCAACGGCGGCTGGGCCGGCTTCATCTCGACGCCGCGCGGCTTCAACCACTTCTGGGACATCATGAAGCTGGCCAAGGCCAGCGACACGTGGTTCCACTCGCACCTGACGGTGCGCGACACCCAGCACATCAGCCCCACGGTGCTGGCCGACGAGCAGCGCGAGATGCCCGACGAGCTGTTCCGCCAGGAGTACATGTGCGACTTCTCCGCGGCCAATGTCGGCTCGATCTTCGGCCGCTACATCGAGCAGTGCGAGCGCGAGGGCCGCATCGGCCCCTTGGACCTTGCCTTCGAGGGCGAGGTCTGGGTCACCTCCGACATCGGCTACCGGGACAAGGCCAGCTTCGTCTGGTGGCGCAGGATGCGCGGCGGCTTCGAGATCTTCCACTACGACGACGGCTCCGGCATGGACGCCGAGGACTGGATCCAGCGCCTCGCCAAGCAGCCCCACGCCGACAAGCTGGTGCTGCCGCATGACGCACGCGCCAAGAGCTTCCAGTCCAAGCGCACGGTCGTGGAGACGTTCCTGGCCGAGCCGCCCTGGGCCGGCTGCGAGGTGCGTGTAAACGGGCAGCGCCGCAAGCACGACTCGATCAATGCCGGGCGGGTGATGCTGCGCCGGCTGCGCATCAGCAGCGCGGCGGTCTGCGAGCCGTTCCTGGAGGCGATGCGGGCCTACAGCTTCAAGTACGACGAGGAAACCAAGGCCTTCTCCTCCGAGCCTAACCACGACTGGAGCAGCCACTGCGCCGACGCCTTCATGGAGGGTGCGGCGGTGCTCATCGAGCTGGAGCCGCCGCTGCCGGCCAAGCGCATCATCATCCCGCCGCTGCACCACGCCTTCACGCTGGAGCAGCTCTATGACACGGTCGGGCCGCAGGCCAACAACGGAAGGCTGTGATGCCGCTGCCCACCCCACCCCAAGACCCCGCTGCCTCCCAGCCCCCCGGCAAGGAGGCCCAGGCCGTCGACAAGGCCACCAAGCCCGGCGACCAGACCAAGGTGCCCGAGGAGGTCAAGGGCAAGAGCCCGACCGAGCTGGCCACGCGCTGGGAGCGCGAGCTGCAGGCGGCCAAGAAGAGCCTGTCCAAGTTCCACTCGACCGCCAGGAAGCTGAACAACCGCTACCTGGACGAGCGCGACGCGGCCGGCTCCGATCCGGCCGACGCCAAGTTCAACCTGTACTGGTCCAACATCGAGGTGCTCAAGGCGAGCCTCTACGCCAAGCCGCCCAACGTCGACGTCAGCAACAGCTACAAGGACGCCGAGGACGACGTGAGCCGGGTGGCGGCCAACATCCTGCAGCGGCTGCTGAACCACGACATCGAGGACGACGACGAGTCCACTTACCCCGAGATCACCAAGCAGTCGGTGCAGGACTACCTGATCGTCGGCCTCGGGCAGGTCTGGTACAGGTACGAGGTCGAGACGGAGAAATCCTCCACCGAGCCCGTGATCGATCCCGAGACGGGCACCATGCTGGCCGAGCCGATCGAGTACGAGGCCATCACCGAGGAGGACGCCCCGGCCGACTACGTCTATTGGGAAGACTTCTGGTGGTCCCCGTGCCGGGTCTGGCAGGACTGCCGCTGGGTGGCGCGGCGGGTCTTCATGACCCGCGAAGAGCTGATCGAGCGCTTCGGCAAGAAGATCGGCAAGGAGGTGCCCGTCACCAAGCAGAAGGGCAAGGGCGAGGGCGTGCCCAACGACCCCTGGGAGAAGGCTGGCGTCTTCGAGATTTGGGACAAGACCACGCGCTGCGCCTACTGGCACGTGATGGGCTTCAACGTGATCTGCGACTACAAGCCCGACCCGCTCGGGCTGCGCGGCTTCTTCCCGTGCCCCGAGCCGCTGATCGCCAACGCCACCACCACCAGCTTCATGCCGCGCGCCGACTACCTGCTGGCGCAGGACCAGTACACCC